ACTGTGCAATCGGCACGGATACGGTCGCTCGCAGTGCAGCGAACGCCTCCGTCGTTATCACGAGCGCCAGTCAGCGGAATGCCTTCGAGGACTGCGTGTTCTTGATGTATCCGACGGCGAACTCGCCGCTCTTTCTCGATGCGAGCTTGAGCGGCGGGCTGAATGGCTCGACGATGTGGTTCAGGCGGTGCACGTTTACGGGCTTGCTCGCGGCGAGCGGGGGTACGCAGCCGGCAGTGACCTGCACGGCGAGCTCTTCGCTCAACGGCAACATCTACTTCGATCAATGCACGACTGTCGCGGCGAAGTGGGCCGCGGCAACGGCGATCGTGAAGGTGATGGGCTATGCTACCGCGGCGACGACTGGCTTCAACTCGGGCGTCTACACTTCTGCGGCGGACTCGTAAGAGCGCTGACGGATGAAGAGGCCCAGAAAGCGCAATGAGGAGAGAGTCGAGGGCGAAGCGATGCCCTCGAGGCTTGATCGGGCGCCGCGGAAGAGCGGCGGGGGCAACTGGATCGCCGGGGCGATCAAGCACCCCGACGCGCTGACGAAGAGTGCGAAGAGCGCGGACATGACGCCGAAGGCCTTCGCGGAGAAGCACAAGAGCGATAGCGGGAAGACTGGCAAGCGCGCGAGGCTGGCGCTGACGCTGGGGAAGTTACGGAAGGGCTGAGTCGCGCTACGCGATGGGTCGCGAGGGGTGGAGCGGAGTGATCTGCCCCGCCCCTTTTAGTTTCAGAGGCGCGAGGGCGCGAGGGCGCGAGGGCGCGAGGGCGCGAAGCGCGCGATGGCGCAAAGAGGAGATGAAAAGTGGCTACGCTCTACGTCACGGAATATCGCAAGTCGGTTCTGTTTTACACGAATACGGATGTGCAAGTCGTGCAGACGCCGCCTGTGGCGTCGCAAGCCTTTACGTTCTCGACCTCGACGCAGAGCGCGGCGTTCAGCGCGCAGACGAACATCGTGCGGGTCCACACGGATGCGACGTGCGCGATCGCCTTTGGGAGTAATCCGACGGCGACGGCGGCGAGCGGTGGTACGGGGTCGCCCCGGCTCGTCGCGGGGCAGACAGAATACTTCGGGGTGAATCCCGGCGATAAGGTCGCGGTTCTCACGGTCTCTTAGCGGCGGAAACGGCTTCAGATGACAAGCTCGGGCACATATACCTTTGAGCCGACCGTCGGCTCACTCGTCATCAACGCCTACGGGCGCATCGGCATCCGGCGGACGGAGATCGAGGTCGAGCATCTGAACGATGCCGCGCTCGAGTCGAACCTTCTGCTGCAGGAATGGAGCAACCGGGGGGTCAATCTCTGGGAAGTCGATTTGCAGAGCGTGGCGCTGAGCGCGGGCGTGGCGACGCTGACGCTGGCGGAGTCAACCGTGACAGTGCTCGACGCCTATATCGAGACTTCGAGCGGGGGCACCACTACCGGGCGCATTCTCTTCTCGATCTCCCGAAGTGAGTACGCGTCATACCCAAATAAGCTCATCGAGGGCTTTCCGACGAGCTTCTGGTTTAATCGTGTGAAGCCGCCGACACTGACGCTCTGGCCGGTTCCGGACGCGAGTAGCACCTACACGCTGAAATACTACCGGATGCGCGCGGCGCAGGATGCGAATCTAGCGAATGGCGAGACGATTGATCTGCCGGACCGCTTCGTCGAGGCGTTTGTCGCGGGGCTCGCGCATCGGCTCGCGCGGCACTATGCGCCGAACCTCGAGGCGGCGCGGAAGACCGACGCGCAGGAGGCGTGGAACCTCGCGGGCGGGGCCGACGTCGAGAGTGTCCCGATCTACATCTCGCCGCAGCTCAGCTCGTATTACCGGCCATAGGAGCGTGAAGTGAACTATAGTGGCAGGGCGCGAGTTTCCGCCAGGCTCCCCGAGGCGATCGGGGTCTGCGATCGTTGCAAGTTTCGCTATAACCTCGTGGACTTGAATTGGCAGTATGACTGGGCTGGGCCGCAGATCATCAACACGAGGATGAGGGTCTGCCGGACGTGCATGGATGAGCCGAGCCCATGGAAGCGCTCGATCCTTATTCCACCTGATCCGCTGCCGGTGAGCGACCCGAGGCCAGAGGACCGCAACGCGGCGAATACGGACTATCGCGTGACGGAGGGACTCGATCGCCGGGTCACGGAGAGCGACGAGCCGAGAATCGTCGAGCCGAACGGCGATGACATGCTCAATGTTCTGGAGGGCTTTTGATGAGCAATGTCACCATTCCGAACCTGCCGATGGCGACGGCAATTGACGGGACGGAAGAGCTCGAGATCGTCCAGGCCGGGACGAGTAAGAGGGTGACAGCGGTGTTGTTGCAGAGCGCGTCGGCGGGGCCGACGGGCGCGACTGGACCGATTGGCGCGAGCGGGCCAACGGGAGCGACGGGCGCAACGGGGCCGAGTGGGGCGGGCGCGACAGGGCCGACAGGCCCGACGGGCGCCGCGGGGCCGACTGGGCCGACGGGGCCTGCAGGAGCAACGGGGCCGGCGGGGGCGACAGGACCGACGGGGCCGACAGGCGCGATTGGCGCGACGGGTCCGGTCGGCGCAGCGGGCGCCACGGGCGCAACGGGGCCAGCTGGCACAGTAGGCGCGACAGGCGCCACAGGGCCAACAGGCACGGCCGGCGCGGTCGGTGCCACGGGCGCCACAGGCGTTACTGGCAACACAGGCGCGACCGGACCGGCGGGCATTACAGGCGCCACAGGGCCAACTGGCGCCACCGGACCAGCCGGCACAGGGCTCAATCCCTTCGGCGCGTGGTCCTCCGGCACTACCTACGCCATCGGCGATTACGTCACTTACAACTCGCTGACTTATGTCTCACTACAAAATTCAAATCTGAACAACGCGCCGAGCGGGACTACGAGCGATACGGCGTATTGGATGTGGGTCCCGAGCGGGACGGTCGGGGCGACGGGCCCGACGGGGCCAACAGGTGTGGCGGGCGCGACGGGTCCGACGGGCGCCACCGGAGCGACCGGCCCGTCGGGTGCCAGCGGGGCAACTGGCCCTTCCGGTGTCGCCAGCGGCTTCTACTATGCCTTCAACTCCGCCACTTCCGGGGATCCCGGCAGTGGCAAGCTTCTCTTCAATAACATCACATTCGCATCAGCCACTCAATTCAACATCAGCGAGACTGACTCTAACAGCAACGACATCTCGACTATTCTCGCGAGCATTGACGACGGGTCGAGCGCGAATAAGTGCCAGGTGACGATTAAGAAGGTCAGCGCCGCGGCGTATTTTACGTTTTACATTACTGGGACGCTGACGGATGCGGGGGCGTATGACACGTATCCAATCACACCGATCCAGGCTGTGGGGACGATCAATAATGGGGATAATTGCGTCGTTACGTTCTCACTCGTGGGAGATAAAGGAGCGATAGGGGCCACGGGCCCGACGGGGGCGACAGGGGTTACGGGGGCGACCGGACCGACGGGCGTCACTGGCGCGACAGGGCCCACAGGCGTCACCGGCCCTACAGGCGTTACGGGCGCCACTGGCCCCACCGGCCCCACTGGCGTCTCGAGCGGCTTCTACTATGCCTTCAACTCCGCGACGAGCGGCGATCCCGGCAGCGGGAAATTCCTCTTCAACAATGCCACCTTCGGCTCCGCGACGCAGTTCAACATCAGCGAGACGGACGCGAATAGCAACAACCTCGCGACGCTGCTCGCGAGTGCGGACGACAGCACGAATGCCAATAGATGCCAGGTGACGATTAAGAAGATCGGCACGGCGGACTATTTCGTGTTCTACATCACGGGCGCGATCACTGACGCGGGGACGTATGATACATTCCCGATTACGCCGATCCAGGGTATTGGCACGATTAGCAATGCGGATAACTGTGTCATTACGTTCTCGGTTATTGGGGATAAGGGAGCGACTGGGGCGACGGGGCCGACAGGAACGACTGGGGCGACGGGACCGACGGGAGCCACGGGGCCGACAGGCGTGGCTGGGGCGACGGGTCCAACTGGCCCCACAGGGCCAACTGGCCCCAACGGCACGACAATCAACACTCAAACAGCGAGCTACACCCTCGTCATCGGCGACGCAAATGGCCTCATCGAGATGAATGTCGGTTCGGCGAATAACTTGACTATTCCGCCGAACTCGTCCGTGGCGTTCGCGACACAGACATATGTGAATATTACGCAATATGGCGCCGGGCAGACGACGGTCGTGGCAGGCTCGGGCGTGACTATCCGCTCGCGGAACGGCTTAAAGATGGCCGGGCAATACGCGGTCGCCACGATCTACAAGCGCGGGACGGACGAGTGGGTCCTGGGCGGCGACACTACATCGTAGGGGCGGTAATATGGCGCAATTAGGCTGGGCTCTGGTCAATTTATCCGATGGGAGTATTGTCGGGCGCTACGCGTTGACGGATAAAGGCACCAGGCTGCGCGTCCCGCATAATGATGGGGGCTTCACTTGGGAACTCCCCGGGTGGAGCGATAATGCGCTCGCGATCGTGCCGATTGCGCGTGTTGATATTGTAGCGGGCGAGTTGGAGCGCGCGCAGGACCAGCCGGCAGTGTTCGATGGGGCTGAGGTCGTGGTCCACGTCACTCTTTCGCCCTTTTCGTCCGCCGACGCTGCGCTCGCCATCGATGACGAGGCCAGCCGGGTCATTCTCTCCCGCTATCCCGACTGGAAACAGCGGAATATGATAGCGAAGGGCGTCGAACTCGCCTACAAGGCCGCGACGAATTCGGCCACGGCGGATGAAATGCAGCAGATTGGACAGCTCCAGGCTGTCTGGGCGTGGATCGAGGCCGTGCGGGCGCGGAGCGACGCGCTGCAAGCGGCCTATGCTGCAGGCTCGAGCGTGAGTCCTAGCGAGGGCTCAATCAACGGGAGTGGCTCGTGGGAATCCTGACGAATGCACTCCCGCTTATCCTCGCTTACCCCTTCACGCCAGGCCGGATGATCTTTCACTCGGCCGGCATCACTGTCGTTGGAATCTTTTCAGGGAATTCGTCGACCGCATCGTTCGACATTACGCTGACTGGGACGGCCTCGGGCGATGTTTGCTACGTCAATCAGTGCGGCGCGGCTACGGCGACTTACCCCAGCGGATACACGGGGCTTACGACTGTTCAGCTCGGCGGAACTACGCGATACTTCAACACGTCGCGCAAGGTATTCTCCGCCGCGGACTCGTCGGTGACTATCCCGGCGAGCCAGAGTTCTTACATCGGCAATGCCGCCATCGCGATTGTGCTCCGGGGCGTTAATGCAACGCCGGAAGACGCGACGACTACCACAGCGTCGAACACGACGGGGCAGCCGGACAACGCATCGATCACAACAGTCACGAATAATGCGTTGGTGATTGCCGCGTTCGGCGCTTTTGTGAATGCGGACGGGACTTATACTGCGCCCTCGGGGTATTCGAATAACACGGGGACGTATGGCGATGGGACGCTCGACATGGGCGTCGGGCTCGCGACTTTGGTGAAGACTTCAGCTGGCGCGGAGGATCCTGGGGCCTGGTCAGGAGTGACTTTTGTAGGCGGGACGCCCTATTGGGGCGCATCGACCGTAGCCGTGCGCCCGGCATAGGAAAGGTTCAAGAATGAGATTTCACATTGTCTCTCTTCCGCATACGCAGACGACGGAAGCCTTCAGCGCCTGCGCATACACGGAGAAGGTCCGGAAGTTCGCGCGGATGATGCACGAGAGGGGGCATGAGGTCGTGCTTTATGCGGGCGAGGAGAACGAGGCACCGTGTAGCGAGCACGTCGCATGCATTAGCGAGGAAGAGCGGAAGAGCGTCGTGGGCGCGAAGCACTTTACGAGCGCGAGCTTTGACTGGTCGTTGCCGCACTGGAAGCGATTCAACGCTCGCGTTAGCGCGGAAATGAAGGGGCGACTGGGCGAGAGGGACTTCATTTGCCTGATTGGTGGTGTGGCGCATAAGGCAATCGCAGACGCGTTCCCCGCGCATATCTCCGTTGAGTTCGGCATCGGTTATGGCGGGACGTTCGCGAAGTTTCGCGTTTTTGAGTCCTACGCGTGGATGCACACAATCTACGGGGCGCAGAGTGGCGGCGACGCGCACGGGATTGACGGGAATTTCTTCGACGCGGTTATTCCGGGGTATCTCGAGGCCGAGAAATTCCCCTTCGGGGCGGCGAGTGAGCGAGAGGACTACTTTCTGTTCATCGGGAGGCTGATTGAGCGGAAGGGCTTTAGCGTCGCGGTTGAGGCGGCGAAGGCGAAGGGGGCGCGGCTCATTATCGCCGGGCAGGGCGAGCCGCCGGAATACGGCGAGTATGTCGGGGTCGTTGGCCCGCAGGAGCGGGGAGAGCTGATGCGAAAGGCCCGGGCGGTCTTCGCGCCAACAATCTACGTCGAGCCCTTCGGGAATGTCGTGCCCGAGGCGATGGCGTGCGGTACGCCGGTCATCACGACCGACTGGGGCGCTTTTACTGAGACGGTGATCGATGGGGTGACGGGTTTCCGCTGCCGGGCACTCCGGGAGTTCGTCTCCGCGATGGACAAGGCGGAGCACGTCGACCACACAGGCATTCGCGACTATGCGCTTTCGCGCTTCTCGCTCGAGGCGATCGCGCCAAAATATGAGGCGTACTTTGAGCGATTGAGCACGCTATGGGGTCGCGGGTGGTATGAAGGAGTAGGCGAGTGAGCGGGTACACCTATAGCGAGTTCGTGACGGCTGTCGCGACGCAGATGGCGACGGATTCGAGCGATCCGAGCTTCGTAGTCATCATCCCGCGGATGATTGACTATGCTGAGGGGAGAATCTATCGCGATATTGAGCCGCTGAATGAGATAGTCCGCGATGCCTCGGGGGCGCTGAGCGCAAACTCGCGGGACTTCACGCTGCCGACGGCAAGCGGCATCTTCCGCGTCGTGCAGAGCATCAATCTCATTACGCCGGCGGGGACTGCGCCGAATAGCGGGACGAGAAATCCGCTCCTGCTCGTATCGAGGGATGTGGTCGATACGCTCTGGCCGGCGGCGGCAAGTTCGACGGGCGTGCCCCAAGTCTATGCCCACATCGACGGCTCGAGCATCATTGTCGGCCCGAGTAGCAATGGCGCCTATAAGCTCGAGGTGATCGGCGTTGTCCGCCCCGCGCCGCTCAGCGAGTCCAATACATCAACCTACCTTTCGAGCGAATACCCCGAGTTCTTCTTCGCGGCCGCGATGGTCTTCGCCTCGGGCTATCAGAAGAACTTCGGCGCTCAGGCTGATGACCCGAAGATGGCGCAAAGCTGGGAGGGGCAGTATCAGCTTCTAAAGGGTCCGACGCTGGCGCAGGAATTGCGCCGAAAGGGGCAGAAGCGGACCATTCCAGAGCAATTGGAGCAACCGTCATGAGCTTTACATCCAACCGGGTGTTCGATCTTCAGTCCCACGGGGGTAATGTTGACTCGTGGGACACGCCCCTGAATGCGAACCTCACTAACCTTGATACCATGCTCGGCGGCATGCTCTGGACGACTGTGTCGAGTGGATCAGTCAACCTCGCCTCAACAGCCTATAAATACGGTGTCTTGCGCTTCACCGGCACCGTCACGAGCAACATTACGGTCACGCTCCCCTCGAAGCAATGTTACTACATCATCGATAACTTCATCTCGGGGCAGAGTTCTCCCGGGGTGGATTATTATCTGAAGTTCTCGGCAGGCGGGACGAATTCCGTGGCGTGCCCACCGGGGAAATCGACGCATATTTATGTTGACTCGGTCAATAGTATCTTCTTCGCGAATATGCCGGAGGTCGGGGCGTATTGGGACTATGCGGGATTCACAACGCCGACTTGGATCGCGGCATGTACGATCAAGCCGTGGCTGTTGTGCGACGGGTCGACCTACCCGCAGGCGACTTATCCGTTTCTCGCGACGATCCTGGGCTACGTGTGGGGCGGGAGTGGAGCGAATTTTGCCGTGCCGACTGTAAGTAGGACGACGACGCACACGGGTTTGACTTTCATCAAAACCTAACTGAGAGCGCCCCGATGCCCTTTACCTCCCTCAAGCTTCATCCCGGTGCCAACGCGGAGTTCACCCCCGCGTTGAATGAGGCGGGCATCTCTTCGTGCAATCTCATCCGCTTCAAGAGTTCGCTGCCGCAGAAGATGGGCGGCTGGCGAAAGTTCTACCCGCTCAATGTGAGTGGGGTGCCGAGGGCGCTGCATGCGTGGCAAGACCTCACAGCGACGAAGCACCTCGGCGTTAGCACGACGACACAACTCGCCATTATCACCTCGGGCGATCTGAACGACGTGACCCCACAGACGGTCACGACAGATGGCTCGGTGGATTTCTCGACAGTCTCCGGCAGCCCGACCGTCACGATCATCGACCCGAACATCTCTAATGTCACGGTCTACGATGTCATTTTCCTGAATACTCCCGTGGCGATTGGCGGCCTCGTCCTCCACGGGCAATACTTGATATCGAGCATCGGCGGCACGCACCAATACACCATTGAGGCTGTGACAAACGCGACGAGCACGGTGAATAATTCGGGCGCTGTGCCGAGCATCGCGACGACGGCGAGTAGTGCGACGGTTACGGTGACACTTAATGACCATGGGCTCGCGGTTGGTGATGTCTTCACCTTTCCAATCGCGACAGCGGTCGGCGGCGTCACTGTCAGCGGAACCTACCGGATCACTTCTGTTCCATCGACTAACGCTTTCACGATCGTCGTCAATGCGCTCGCGACGAGTTCGACGAGCGCGAGCATGAACTCGGGCCAGGCTGAGATCGTTTACTATCTGAATCTCGGGCCGACGATTGTGGGGAGTGGCTACGGTGTCGGGGGTTACGGGCTCGGTGGTTACGGGACTGGCGAGACGACCGGCTCGTCGCAGACGGGCACGACGATCACGCCGAGCAATTGGTCGCTGGATAACTGGGGCGATACGCTCCTGGCGTGCCCGAGGGGCGGCGGCATCTACGCCTGGAGCCCCGTAAGCGGCTTCTCCAACGCGCCCCTTGTCGGCACTGCCCCGATCTTCAACAACGGGCTCTTCGTCGCGATGCCCCAGCGCATCCTCGTTTGCTGGGGCTCAACAAGTGCATATCCGCGCTTCCCCAATGCGCTTGCGAGCGCGGAGGAGCAAGACCCGCTCATCGTCCGTTGGAGCGACGTGCTGGACTACACGAACTTCACCGTTGACACGACGACGCAGGCGGGGAGCTTCCGCATCCCCTCGGGCTCGACGATCGTCGGCGCAATTCAAGGCCCGCAGCAAGCGATCATCTTCACCGACATCGAAGCCTGGGCGATGCAGTACCTCGGCTATCCGCTCGTCTTCGGCTTTAATAAAATTGGAAGTGGCTGCGGGCTGATCGCGCAGCATGCCGTGGCAGCAATGAGGGGCATCGTCGCCTGGATGGGCCTCGGGAGTTTCTTCATGCTGAGCGGCTCGGGCGTGCAGGAGATTCCATGCTCAGTCTGGGATGTCGTCTTTCAAGATCTCGACACAGCCAATCAAGACAAGATCGTCTGCGCGGCGAATTCGCAATTCAGTGAGTTCACCTGGTTTTATCCGAGCGTGAGCGGCGGCGGAAGCGGCGAGCCGGATAAATATGTAAAGGTGAATATCTCCGAGGGCTTTGTGTGGGATTACGGGACGTTGAGCCGGTGCGCGTGGATCGATCAGAGCGTTCTGGGCCAGGCGCTCGGCGCGGCGCCGGACGGCTACATCTACCAGCACGAGAGCGGCTTTGACGATGATGACGTGACGCCGCTGGACTCGTTCTTCGAGAGCGGCTGGTTTACCATTGCCGAGGGCTCGAACTTCGCCTTCGTCGACGAGTTTCACCCGGATATGAAGTGGGGGCTCTTCGGTGGGAGTGACGACGCGCAGGTGCTCGTGACGATCTTTGGCGCGGATTACCCAAATGGGACGGTCTACACCTACGGGCCTTATTCCATCACGGCCGCGCAGACTTTCGTGACGACACGGCTGCGGCATCGGCTCATCAAGGTCAGGATTTCCAGCAGCGATATCCTCGGGTCATTCTGGCGTCTGGGCAACATGCGCTCGCGCATCGCGCAGGATGGGAGGCGGTAGTGAGCTTTGTTGATAGCGGGAGCGGTGGCGCGGCGTTTACTGGCGGGGCTGGCGCGGGTCTCAGCGGGCTCATCACGACGCTTCAGGTCGCGAACCAGAACACCTCGCGGCTTATTCAAGCAATCCTCGCCCTCGGCGCATTTGAGCCCAGCATCAATGGCGCGGCTCTCATCGCCTGCACAACGACGAGCGCGAGCGTGCAACTTAGCGCGAGCGGCAATCAGGTCCGCGTGGCGAACTTTGGCAGCGATACGGCGCATGTGGTCATCGGCGGCGCGAGTGTGAGCGCGACGACGAGCGACCTCGCGATCCTGCCGCTGACGGCCGAGGTCCTGACAATCCCGAATAGCATCAACGTCTCGACGCCGCGGCCATGGCTCGCCGCGCGGGCAAATAGCTCGACGACGAACTTGAGCATCGCGGTCGGGACGGGGAGCTGAGAGATGTCTTCCCCCCGCTGGCGCGCATGGCAATCCTCGCAAGGCACGGGCGCCAATGCCCTCGTCATCAACATTCTCGATTATGATGAGAGCGGCGGGACGGACTATGTGACTGCGCTAGCTAGCGCGTATGCCGCGCTGCCCGCTACGGGCGGCATCATTTTCTTCCCCGCCGGTCGATACCCCTTCAGCGCCAAAGTAACGCTCACTTACCCCTCTTCCGATGCGATTTTTGATCTTAAGCTCATTGGCGCGGGGCAGAACGCCTCGACGCTTTATTGGGCCGACTCCGACGGGATCGAAGTCGTGTTCAACTCCCAGGCGAATGCGTGCCATCAGAGCATCAATGTCGACTCCATGACCTTCGCGACGGATGCGGCCGCGACGAGAAAGGCACTTTATGTCCGCGACGCGGCATCTCATAGTGGTTCCTACGCCGCGCTGAATGCGTTCGCGAACCTGGAGTTTCGGGCGGATGGCGGTTATGGCGCCACGGACGGATGGGCGACCTGTGTCGACCTCTTGGGCATCTCAAATGTCAACTTTTACAACTGCCTGTTTGAGGGGCCTGGAGCATCGCCCGCGACGGCTGGGACGACAGGCATAAAGTTCAGTGGTCAAAGCAGCTCAGTCTTCGCAGTCGTGATGAACGCGCAGGGCTGCACATTCAATAATCTCGCAAATGGCTTCCTCACCGGCCCCTATACGCAAGGGCTGACTTTCGAGCAGTGTAATTGGGCGGGATGCTCGAATTGCTACTATGTCCCCGCGGGCACGGCGACAGTCTCCGGCTCAGCGATAGCTCAATTGTGCTTCTCAAATTGTCAATTCGGTCTATTCACATCCAGCACCTTTGCAATCGTCGCGGGCTCAAATGCACCGATCTCGCAATTCATGTGCGTGAATAATCTTTTCCTGCTCGTTGCGAGTTCGTCTGCGGGGATCGTTGCGCCGCTATTGGATTGCGCGATTGTCGGGAATGTCTTTCAAGCGGGGACGGTGAGCGGGACAACGGGGATATCTGTCACCTCGACGCAGCTTGCTTCTGCGATGGCAATCAGTGGCAATACGTTCATCTCGCTCGGTTCGGGCATTACGCTCCAGAGCGGCTGCTATCATGTCGGCATCGGGGCGAACGCGTATTATGGCAACACGCTGAATGTGACGAACGGGGCGGTCGCTGGGCATCAGAATGTCTGTACGCTCTACGGCGCGCAAGACCAAGGCTACACGCATTATATGGGAAATGAGGGCGGTGGGGCGGGCGACCACGGCGTTTTCATCTTCGCGGGCGCCACAGCGGCGAGTGATAGCTCGACCGTGCTCATCGGCTTCGGAAATGGCAACCGGACTTCTGTCGTCGGTTCGGTCACGCGGAGCGGCACGGGCGTAGCGTATAACACGACTTCGGACGCGGCGCTGAAGGAGGACTTCGGGGCGGTAAAGGAGGACAGCCTCGGGGCGCTCAGAGCGCTGAAGGTGCAGAGCTTCAGGTGGAAAGATGGAGGCGGGGAGGTCCCGGCCGGCCTCGTCGCTCAGCATGTCCATGAGGTCCTGCCGCGCTATGTGCGCGAGGGTAGCGACCCGAAAAGCGACCCGTGGACAATCGACTCCTCACTCAACCCAACGCTCGTCCGGGCCATCCAGC